TTTAAAAATAAAATTATGGCAAAGGAAGTATTAGAAATGGAAGTAAAGTCAAATATTGGTGATGTAGCAAAAGATACAGACAAACTAACTACATCATCAGAAAAGGCTTCAAAAGGAGTAGGTAAAATAGGTACGGCTTTTAAAGGAATGGGTACGGCTATTAAAGCAGCAGGAATAGGTCTTGTAGTGGCTTTACTTGCTAAATTAATGGAAGTCTTTAGTAAGAACCAAAAAGTATTAGACGTATTTAATACAGCTATGACTGCTTTAAGTATTGCCTTCAATGACTTGTTTGGATTTTTAGAAAGAAATGTAGGAACTGTTGTAGGTTACTTTAAAGAATTATTTGAAAACCCTGTTGAGAAAATAGAGGAATTAGGTAAAGCTATTACTGAAGGGCTTTATAATAGGTTTATTGAGCTGTTAGATGTAGTTGGTTTAGTTGGGAGGGCATTTATTGAATTAGTAACAGGAGATTTCGGTAAAGCGTTAGATACAATAAAACAAGCAGGAAAAGAAACTGTAGACGTATTTACAGGTGTTGATGAAAGTTTTGATAAAGTTGCTGATACTATTGTTAAATATACAACTGAAACTTTAAAACAAGCAGACGCAATTACTCAAACAGCAAAAGCAGCTGATAGAGCAGCAGTACAATTTGCTATGTTAAACGCTCAATACTTAAAAGACGCTGAGGTACAAAGACAAATAAGAGATGATGAAACTAAGACTTTTGCAGAAAGAATTGAAGCCAATAATAAGTTAAATGACATACTTGCAGAACAACAAGAACTTCAAAGAGAGCAAGTTCAAATAGGTATAGACGCAGCACAGCAACAGTATAATATAAACGCAAGTGAAGAAAACTACATAGCCTTACAGGAAGCTAAAGTTGCAATGCTTGAGCTTGAAGAAACTATTACAGGGCAGTTGTCAGAACAAAAGACAAATGCAGTAGCTTTAGAAAAAGAACTTTTAGAAACTCAAAATGAAGTAAGAGCTGAAGGACTTGCAGGAATGGAACTAGAACTACAAGAGCTTCAGGACGCATATGATTTAAAGATAAAAATGGCTGAAAAAGCAGGAATGAAAACTACAGCTATAACTAAGAAATTTGAAGCTGCAAAAACGAAAATTGTAAAAGATAATGAAAATGCAAAACTTGCAGCAATTAGTGGGTTTGCTTCAGCAGTAAATGCACTAGCAGGAGAACAAAAAGCAATAGCTGTTGCTACAGCTTTAATGAACACATATTTAGGTGTTACTGAGGTTATGAAAGACCCTACTATTCCATCAACTTCTATGAAATTCCTAGCAGCAGGAACAGTTTTAGCAGGAGGTTTAGCTAATGTTCAGAATATATTAAAACAAGATGTAGGTAGTGGTTCAGGAGGAGGAGTTTCAGCACCTGCACAAGCACCTGCACCTCAAATGATGTCAGGAGCTTTTGAATTAAGTGGAGGAGTAGAACCTGAACCAACTAAAGCTTATGTAGTAACAGACGAAATGACTAACAGTCAAAACCAATTAGCCAATATTAGAAGACGAGCTACAATTTAAAATCAAATATATTAACTATATATCTATTATATAACAGAACCTTAATTACAATCTTAAATAAATACTATGAACACTCCAACACCATTAGGAAAGACTTACGAGCAATACAAAAAAGAATTAAAGGAATACAACTTGAGTAAAGTTGAAAGAGTTGAGTTGGCTAATATCAAAGAGTTAGACAAATTTGTAAAAGCTTTAGGTACAGCAGTAAAACAAATTAAAAGTAATAAAAGTAAATTAAGTAAATCTTTAAGAGATATACAGGAACAAAGAAAAGAAGTAGAAAAGCAATACAATACTGCTGTAGAAAACAAAAAAGCAGTTGATTTAGCAGTTAAAAATTCAGAAATACTTTCTAAGCAAATAGTAAAACAAGCAAAAGAATTAGGAGTTAATCCTAGTGAAATACCTAATGTTAGAGAGCTTGTAGATTTAATAGAACAAGCTGAGGGTGCGCAAGAAACTATTGATATGTTTATGAATACTGCAAAAGGAATTATTAATGTATCAGCTTTAAAATAAAATTATGACACCAACTAAAATAGTAGAATTAATAATTGCAGACGATAGTCAAGAACTAGCTATTGACGCTATCAGTTTAGTAACTTCACCTGCAATAGAGCAAGACTTTGTATATTTCGGAAAAGAAAAGAACAACTTAACTTTCGCTAAGGTAGATGAGGAGAAAAGAATGTTGGTTAGTCCTGCACTTATTCCTAATAAGCAAATATTCAGACACGACCCAAATACAGACAGCGACTACTATGTTTTCTTTTCAAAAGACACAGTACGTAAAGCTTCTGAATTATATCTAAAACATAACAACCACCATAAAGCTACATACCAACATCAAGATAGAGTTTCAGGCGTTCTAACAGTTGAAAGTTGGATTAAGGAAGGAGACCAAGATAAGTCTAAGTTATACGGTTACGACTTACCTAATGGCACTTGGTTTGTTAAGATGAAGATAGAGAATGACGAGCTTTGGAATAAAATCAAAGAAGGAGAATTAAAAGGTCTTTCAATAGAAGGCTACTTTACTAATAAATTTGAAGAAATGAACAAGAAACAACCAACAACAGAACAAATACTAAGTGCTTTTAATGAATTAGTAAGAGAAGGTAAAATTACTACAATGAGCAAAGCTAATAGAATTGAATTAGGACTAACTGATGATGTAGAAAAACTTATACAACAGGCTAAAGATTTAATTCCTGATTTAACTAGAGATGTCAAAGCTATTAAGGGTTATGAAAAAGATGAATTAAAAGCGTATAAAGAAGTTGATAAGAAGAATGCTGCTTATGAAAAGGCTGAGGGAAAATACTTTGACCTTCAAAATAAACTTGAAAAGGCACAAGATGCCTATGATACAGCAGAAAGAGAAGCAAATGAAGCAATATTTTATCGTGATAATACTTTGAAGAGCATAGATGAACTTGAAACAAGGTTAGATAAGAACAGAGGTAATGCTTCAAAATTAAAAACTAGTTTAGAAAAGAAAACGGAGAAATTAGAAAAAGCTGCAAAAGACTTAGATGTTAAAATACCTGCAACTAAAGAAGCTGCTACAATCTTAAAGAAATTAATATCATTATTGTAAAAATCAAACAAATAAATAACTATTCTATTATATAACAGAACTTAAAAATTAAACTATGGATTTAAAGACGCAAATATTAGTAGCACTTGGACTTGACAAAGAAGAAACAATCTCTTTAGAGTGGCAAGCAAAATCAGAAGACGGAACTATTTTCGTTTCAACTGCTGAGGAATTAGAAGCAGGAGTAGATATTTCAGTATTAACTGAAGATGGAACTACAATTTTATTACCTGTTGGAACATACAAGACTGATACAGGAGTATCTTTCAGAGTAGAAGAAGAAGGTATTGTTGCTGAGGTTATTGAAAGCGAAACTGAAGAAGTAGTTGAAGAAGAAGAAATGGAAGTTACTGAAGAATTAGCTGAAGAAGCAGATGTAGCTGATTGGGAAGGTATGGAGAAAAGAATTAAAAACCTAGAGGACGCAATAGCAGACTTAAAAGGAGAAGAAAAAGATACTGAAGAAGAAGTAGAGGAATTGACTGAAGAAACAGTTGAGCCTTCTACAAATCCTAAGTCTATTAAAACTACAGAAGTAGTTGAATTTTCAGCAGAAGATGAATTAACTAAGTTAAAAGAAGAAAACGAAAAACTAAAGACTGAGTTGGCTTCACAACCTGCTTCAGCTCCTTTAGATACAAACAAGTTCAGTTCAGATAGAAAGCCAATGGCTAGAAAAGAATATAACAAACTATCTAAAAGAGAAAAGTTCTTACACGATTTAAATAAATAATAATTAATAAATAAAATACAAAAATTATGGCTTTCACTACGACAAGCAACTTTGCAGGAAAGGCGGCAGGATTTTACATCTCAGCAGCACTTAACCAAGCAAACTCACTAGACTACTTAACTTTGATTGAAAACATCAAGTATAAGTCTAACATCCAAAGAATGGCAGGTTCATCTTTAATAGCAAACGCTTCTTGCGACTTTACTGACGCAGGTACTTTAGCACTTACTGAAAATGTACTTGAGCCAAAAAATCTACAAATCAACTTAGACCTTTGCAAGGCTACTTTACTTGACAGTTGGGAAGCATTACAAATGAGAGCAGGAGCAGGAGCACCACCACCTGCAAGTTTTGATGACTACGTTATCTCTTATATGGGAGAAATTATCGCTAATGGAGTTGAAGGTTCAGTATGGTCAGGAGCTGACGCAACAGGAGGACAATTTGAAGGGTTCTTAACAGCTACTACAGGAGCATTTGCAGTAGATGGTACAGTAAACACTTCAACTGCTTCAGGAGCTTATACGGCAGGTAACATTATTGCTAACTTACAAACTTTAACAGCTGATATGGCAACTGATATCTCAGCAGTATTGAGAAAAGAAGACTTACATATTTATATGTCTCCAAAGACTTATGCTTTATATGTATCAGCAGTATCTACTTTAGGATATGTAAACGCTTACAATATGAACGGAGATTATGCACCTGTTTTTGAAGGGTACAAAATCGCTGTTTGTAACGGTATGCCAAACGACCAATTAGTAGCAGCAGAAAAATCTAACTTATTCTTTGGAACTGATGTATTAAGCGACCAAACTAGAATTGCTTTGATGGATATGGCTGCTCTTGACGGTTCTGACAATATGAGATTAGTTGCTCGTTACTCAGGAGGTGTTCAGTTAGGTATCGGAGCTGATATCGTTCACCAATCATAATAAAAAAATAATACGGATGGAGGGGGTAAAACCCTTCCACCCTTAACCTAAAAAAAATAAAATAAAATGGCTTGTACAGCACTAACAAAAGGTAGGGGGCTTGATTGCAATCGTATATCAGGAGGAATTAAAAACGTATATTTTGGAGTTTACGACCAATTCAGTCCACTTCCTGTAGTAGCTTCAGGGGAAGTAACAGATATAGAAATGGGTGCTAATACCCTATACAGATACACTACTCCTCTAGGAGTGGCAAGTCTTTCAGAAACAATTACAGGAAGTAGAGAAAACGGAACAATTTTTTATACTCCTACAATTACAGTAATTCTTAATAGACTTACAAAAGAAGACCAAAATCAAATTAAATTATTAGGGCAAACTAAATTAATAGTATTTGCAGAGTTAAATGCAACTTTGACTAGTGGTAATAATGTTATAGTAGCATTAGGGGTAACTAATGGAATGGAGCTTAACGCAGGTACTGAAGATAGTGGTGCTGCATTTGGAGACCGTTCAGGTTATACTCTTACATTTGACGGTTTAGAAAATGAGCCGTTCCCAATGGTTGCAGACTACACTACAGAACCATTTGACAATGCAGCATTTACAATGGGAACAATCGTTACATCTTAGTAGTTTTCTTATATATTTCTTGATTAGGGTGGGCTTAGGCTCACCTTTTTCTTTTTATTACTAACTGAATACAAATAAATTCAGCTTATTTCTATTATATAACAGACAAACTA